CAATCATTCGTTTATCAAATTTACCATAATCACCAGCAACAATTTGATCTACACCAAATTGTATCAAATAGTTATAAATCATACCCCATTCTGCTGATTGAGTAATAGTACCAGGACCAGCTTCAAAAACAAATTTATTCTTTTGTAATAATCGGATAAATGATAAAAGATTTTTCCGAACAACTAGACTCCAATCGATTGGAGCGCCAGTAAACATACGTGTTTTCTTAATTTCACATTTGCTCAAGGCTGTAGCTTCATCCTTGAGATGACCAACAAAAACTGGATAACATCTCTGACCTTGTCGATACTTATCTTCAATAGAACTCACACGATCCCAAATTTCTTGTGGAAAATCCACACCATCAGGATAAGTTTCATCTTTAGCATCAATAAGATATTTCTTTTTTGGACATGACCATGGAAAACCCATGGATGTAGTAGTGGCTATTTTATCAATATACATAACGCCAGGTAAACCATTAACACTCGCCTTATTAGATAACACCAATAATTCTTTTTCCCAACCTCTGGGCAAACCATTAATAATATCATCAGTAAAACTTTTAACACACTTTTTGAGATATTGTTTATTATAATTAACATTAGGCTTAACCATTTCAATGACATTCTTTCTCCACGGTTCCCAACCATTCATACATGGTTGACCATAATTATTTTTTTACACCATAATAATCAAGAAACTCTTGACTCAAAGGTGTTGCACAAACATTGCTCTTAGGTTTACATCTAAATCCAGTAAACGAACCATAAACATTAACAGTTGCACTTTCTAAATACCGAAAGATACTTTTATAATGAGGTTCTACCACCAAATTAGTTTTATCATCACATGACAAGACTGGTGCATTGCCCCCTTGAACTACTGGTCTTGTTGTAAAACATTCTGATGAAATTAAAGTTTCAATTTCATCTAACTTTACATCCAAAATACCAATATTGTTATTCAAACCCAAAAAATGAATACCAATAATTATTGGACCACGTGGAGTCATAGCAATACACAAAGAACCACAATCTCCTTCATTTGTAATGTCACTA